GGAGTACAAGGAACATTAGGTGCTCAAGGTACTGTTGGTGCACAAGGAACATTAGGTTCTCAGGGAGCAGTGGGTGCTCAAGGTACTCAAGGAACTCAAGGAACTCAAGGTACTCAAGGTATTGATGGTACTCAAGGAACTCAAGGTACTCAAGGAGTTCAAGGAGTTCAAGGTACACAAGGAACTCAGGGAACATTGGGTTCTCAAGGAACTCAAGGTACACAAGGAACTCTAGGTGCTCAAGGAACGCTTGGTACCCAAGGTGCTACAGGTGCGTTTGGTGGAGAAACTTTTGAGTACAACTACTTAACTAATACCACTGATTCTGATCCTGGTGCTGGAAACTTTAAGTTTAACAATGCAACTTTTTCAAGTGCAACTCACCTCTATATCGATCCTACAGATGCTAACACTGTAAACATCACCTCTTTCTTACAGACAGTTGATGATTCAACATCTTCAATTAAAGGAACTATTAAAGTAACTGATATTACTAATCCTTTAAATTATGCGTTCTTCCAAATTATTGGCGTACACGATGAAAACGCTGGCGATTATTTTGATGTGCCAGTTGCATACGTATCTGGTCCATTAGCATTATCAAATAATGATAATGTAACAATGACATTTGCTCGTGTCGGTGACAAGGGTGATCAAGGTATTCAAGGTGTACAAGGTGTACAGGGAGTACAAGGAAGTGCTATTCAAGGTACACAAGGTACTGATGGAACTCAGGGAACGCTAGGAACACAGGGTGCAGTTGGTTCTCAAGGTACTCAGGGTGTTCAAGGCACTACAGGTGCAGGCACACAGGGAACTGAGGGTGCTCAAGGTACTGTAGGTTCTCAAGGAACTTTAGGTAGCCAAGGTGTGGCAGGAACTTCTCCTTCAGGAACAGCCTCCGTTGGAGATATACTAATGCTAGGCGGAATGTAACTAAAGTAGTTCTGTACTACCGTTGTGTATCTGGCTGTACTGCGCTGCTTCTTGTAAAAACTTTATAGGTTTATATATCTGTGGTTTTACCGTAAACGTATTAAACTTTATTTGATTTTCTTCTTGTTTCATTCTAAAGTTAAAGATATACCAATCTACGGGGCAATTAATTCCTTTAGATTCAACATCATTTATCACTTTTTCTGCACCACGTCTGCTTACAGCATATCCTGCACATGACCACTGTTGATACGAACGACAGGTGTAGTCTTGGTACACATCGTGCTCTAAAGAATTGTAAGCAAACAAAGAATCATCAGGAACAAAAAATGAAAAGAAATCCCAGATAGGCATAAGTTCACTTATATAAATACTTGCAATATTTTTAAAGTTTCTACTTACCATTATGTCATCTTCAAAAATAATTAATGTGTCGTATTTAGATTCTAAAAACTTTTTATATGCCAAGTAATTACTTGCCCAAACTCCTATGACTCCAGATGATGGTGGAAAAGTCTCTCCTGGCTTACAGAAATCGGTAACGGTGTTGACTTTAAATTTAGGTGTTTGATTAATAAACTCCTCAGCCTTTTTGGCAGTATCTAAGTACACAGTATCGGAGCCAAGGCGTGGCAAGAATGACATAGATTTTAAAATGCCCTTGTAAGATTTATTTCTTAATTCATTTCCAGTATCAGTATGAAAGACCTCAAAGCAGGCGTTGTCTAACACTTCTCAATCCATACCTGATAGCCCGATTCAATTAGGGTGTACTCACCTTTACAGAGATTAAGAACGCAATCCACGCCCCTCTTAGGCTCTCTGTACTCTCCTCCACCGTAGTTCCAGAGGTAGTCATCAAATGCCATCACCCCACCTGATTCCAGGTGCCTAAAGCCATTCAAGCCATCTATAGCGGTCTGTAGGGCGGTGTGATCGCCATCTATGTATATAAAGTTATATGAACTAGCGCCCTTTAAAAAGAACTCATCACTGGTCATCTTGTGCTTTAAGATTCTTCCATCCTTTGGGAATCTTGAATCGTAGTAAGCCTCTACTGAAACAAAATCCAAAGATACATGGGCGACTTCTTCACTGCCCTCCCATGTATCTACATCATCTAGATATTCGATCTCTCGATTATTAAGTAGCCACTGCGTGGCATCCCCTGTGTAGGTTCCAATCTGCAATGCACGAAGTGGAACACTTGGTACATGTCTAAAGTACTTCTCTACATCCTTAAACCAATTAGGAAACATTAGAGGAACAACTTTAAGTTATTGAGGCAACTGTTTACATACTCTTGAGACATCTCATGCTCATCTAGTAGGTGATTAAATAAGTCGTAACTTTCTGTTCTTCTTCCAATCCACCAACCAGCGACGGCTTTCTCAAATAATAAACAGTAAGTTCCGTTGTACTCCACATATCCAGGTAGTGGTTGATTGTGGGCGTGAGTTGCAAAGAGCAAACCTAACTCTGCAAAGGTATAGCACTCTTGGTACTCCTTGTTTCGTTCTTTAATTCTTGCCAGTAGGAAGTATGCCTCTGGTCTATTTGGTAGGTATGCAATGGCCTGCATGATGTTGTTGTAAACAGTTCGGTTTCTCTCTCCTTGAGCACTAAAGCATAGAGCCATCTTTAACAGAGAGGTGTATGTAATTAGTGGGTGCGTTTTATAGCCGTACTCGGCCGCTCTTAAGTAGAACCCTGCCGCTGATGCGTACTGTAACTGATGTTCATATGCAGCAGCAAGATTAAAGTTGTTCTCTACATCCTGTGGATTTTCAGCCAGTTTTAAAGTTAACTCTTTAATTTCCATAAGACATAGCCTCCGTAATCATTCCGTTGACAACCTTCTTAGGGACCTCAAGAACAAAGGCGCAGTTATCTTGTACACCAAAAGTTAGTACTAGGTTCTTTTTTACAATCGTTGCGCCAACGCAAAATTCAATTGGCGTATCTAAGAATGAAAAGGAAGATGTAATTCCAACAAAGTTAAACTCTTTATCCCAGACAATCATTCGATGTCTGTATACGGAGTCCTTTTGGTTTAAATAATTTTTCCATAACTTAACTTCATGAGTAAATGCAATGTAATAATCGCCCCAAGCAATTACGTTAGTACCACCACGTTGATCGGGAGAAACAAGCGGAGTTTCTTTTACTAGTACCTGCTTACATTCAGACTTATCGGGATTAGCCCAAACAATTTCGGTAGGCATAGCCCACTTAACAAAATGATAAGGCTTATCAAGAATCGGCATCCAATTCTTTTCACAATAAGAGTTAACATCAACAGGAGGTGGAATACGAACTCGTTGTACCTCTGTGGCTGTCCAAGTAGTTTTATCTAATTCAATCTTAGAGTACTCCATGCGACCTTGCCCATTGGGCGTGGTATCACGACGGACACCAATTAAATAATAATTACCGTCCCACTGAGTAATGCGGACATCTTCTTCACCAACAAACTCCCAGATAGGAGGTACATTAAATTTAGAGTAATCAACCTTAGTAAAATTTATTAAATTATAATCTTTATCAAGACGACCTAAGTAGTTAGTCGTAACTAGCCGTTGATCTTTTTCAGGATGTAGATAAGAGAGTGGTCCCCAAGGACTAAAGAATCTTTGATCTTTTTCGGAGTGATAGAGGGTGTAATTTACATGCCTAATATTTACAAGAATATCCCCATCATCATCAACAAAAATTGATGGGTTCATTAAGCCCATACCAGAGGTAGTTGAGTGGGGTAGAATTAGGGGCGTTAATTTGCCCCCTTGAGATACGGATTTATGCACCAAATTCATGGGAACACTTTAGCCCACATAACCAGCCTGTACCAATTAACCTTTACCTGTTTACCAGTACAAGTAAGAGTTACTTAGGTACCTTATACGTACCTTACTTAAGGAGTCACATGGCAACAGCATATAAAATTTTAGGTCAAGTAGCAACATCTACATTAGGTGCTACTACCGAAGGAACTCTCTATACATCAACAGGCGTTGAAAGTATAGTTTCATCATTAGTAATCGCAAACCAAGCAGGAACCTCTGCAACATATAGAATTGCTGTTCAGCCTTCTGCAGACGCAGGTTCAAGTGCCGCTGATAAGCACTGGATTGTTTATGGCGCAACAGTTGGCGCATCAGACTCAGTTATCCTAACTGTAGGATTAACTCTTGCTGCTGGTGATCGTATCCGTGTATATGGATCTTCTGCAACTATGTCATTCTCAGCATACGGAAGTCAGATCTCCTAATGGCAACAAGGAAGGCTAGTGACTCTAATCTAACTGGTAAGAAGTACAACGACGCATCTGCTGGTGCTACAAAAATACCAGATCTTCCAGATGCTCCAACATTATCCTCAAACACTCCAGGAGGTACATCAGAATCTCCAACTGTTTCTTTTACAGGTGCTAATACTGGAGGCACTGCAGCAAACTTTGTGGTTAGTGATTCAAATCGTTCTTTTAATGCTGCTGGTGTTAGTTCACCGATTACTCTTACTGGAGCAAATGGAATAGTAGTAGGCACGACATACACGTTTAGAGTAGCGGGACAAAATACTTCTGGCACGGGAAAATTTTCAACGTTTACAAATGCAGTAACAATAGGTGGTTACAAATTAGCACAAACTTACAATACAAGTACAACTTACACTGTTCCTACTGGTGTTACTAAACTTGGCGTAATGGTGATAAACGGTGGTAATGGTGGTAATGGTGCTGGTAATAATAATGGTGGTACTGGTGGTAGTGGAGGTAATGGTAGGGGAGCATACGATTTACCAGTAAATGCTGGAACTAATTACTCTGTAACTGTTGCTGGTGCGGGTGGGTCTTCTTCTTTTGGTAGTTTAGTTACTGCAAATGTTGTTAATGGAACTAAAACAGGTGAAGTAAGCGGTGGTGGTGGTGGTGGTGGTAACGCTGGTGATGGGTTTAAAAGCCCTGGTAACGCAGGCGGTTCTGCTTCGCCAATTAATTTAACACTTTCAATTCCAACAAATGGACCATATCAACATCCTCTTGGTGGCGGTGGCGGCGGTGGTGGCGGTCCTGGTGGAAATAACTTTGGTAGTCCTAAACAAAACCCTGGAGGAGGTGGCGCTGGAGGTCAATCTCACGGTGGTGGTGGCTCAGGTGGCGCTGGTATGTGGACAGATTCACCACCTGGTGGTGGAGGCGGCGGCGGAGGAAACGGTCCTGGAGGCGGTGGCGGTGGAGGAGGAGCAAGTTTTAACAGTCCTGGTCCTGGCGGTGCTGGCGCTGGCGGTCGAGTTTTTGTATACGAATATTACGCTTAAGGAGTTAAAATAATGACTGACTTAGTAACAAGTAACTATGCTTTAATAAAAGATGGTGTCGTTACTAACATCGTATTAATCGATGAACTTACTCCTGAGATAGAGTCTTCTTTAATAGGAAATAATGATGAATTTATTCAAATAGACACTACTGATTTATGGTATGTGTCTATTGGTAGTATTTGGGATGGAACAAACTTTTTTCCTGTAGATACAAAAAAGCCATATCCTTCATGGAGTTGGGATGTTATAACTAAAAGTTTTAAATCTCCCGTATCAAAACCTGATTTTGATATAGAGAGTCCAGTTTTTTATAAATGGAATGAGTCTGTGTTAGAGTGGGAGCCCATTTAACCGTTTAGATTAGGATTATTATTTTGGAAAAAATACTGTTTACAAATACTACTAATGTTCCACAAGAATACGCTCCACAACCAGCCTCAAAAATAATACCTGATTGGTACAAAAATCTTAGTTCATACATAGGTGATGAAAAAAAGCCAAGTGGAATGGGAACCATAACATCTACAGCCAAACGCTGTATGCCTATTTTTGATTCAATTAGTTTTGGATATATAATTCCTACTTGCGTAGACATATATGTGTCTCAAAGAAAAGTTAAACATCCTGTAACTAATGAAGTTTTAGAAGATTCAATACCATGGTATGAATGGCCTACGGAAATGTTTGGTCTTCCAATAGAGTTTCACCCTATTGAACAGTTGCCTGAACATCCCTTGAGTAATAGTTTTCCATATCCTAAATGGATTAATCCTTGGTCAATAAAAACTCCTCCAGGATATTCAACTTTATTTATAACTCCTCTTCATAGACCAAATATTTTTACACTTTTGCCTGGTGTAGTTGATACAGATCGGTATTACTCTCCAGTAAATTTTCCATTTACTTTAAACGATCCAACTTTTGAAGGATTAATTCCTGCAGGAACTCCTATGGTTCAAGTAATTCCCTTTAAAAGAGATGCTTGGGAGATGTCAATGGGAGATGTACAAGATCATATAAATCAAATGAATATTCTTACAAAATTAAGGAGTAGATTTTTTGATAGTTATAAAAATCACTTTAGACAAGTTAAAGAGTATAAATAAGCCATAATTACCTATATGCGTGGTTCAAAAGTCCAAGGACGATTTAAGATAGGGTTTGAAACCCTCTCTATGGATGAGGGCATGGTCGATGAACTTCGTGATCCTATTGGAACTATTGTTGACTGGTGGACTTGGGATGATGCAGCCCTTGCTGCAGACTACGCAAATTATGTAGATCCAGTTTATGATGTATCAAATCAAGATCCTACTAAAGGTCGTAGATGGAATGATCCATTTGATTTGCCCGTAATTTTGGCGCAATTAATACGTGGTACAAACATAATGAATGAACGAGGATTCTACGTAGTAGATACTCTGCGCCTCGTAGTTTCTGTAGCAGATATAAACAGACTTATTCCAGCAATGGTGACTGATCCAAATCAACACATCAAGGATCGTGTGGTATTTCAAGATCAGGTATTTGTGCCTACAAGAGTCTTGCCTCGTGGAAGATACGCCGAACGCTACTCAGTAGTAACTATAGACTGCAACCTAGTCAACTCAGAAGAGTTAGTAAATGATCCTCAGTTCCAAGCATACGCAAATTAGCCATGGGAAATTTTGAGGAGTTATTAGACCCCTCTCTCTTTGAGTTTGATGCGGTAGAATTAGATGACCAAGTAGAAGAGGATGATGATGGCAACTAAAAAAGCAAAAGGCAAAGTTGAAAAAGTTATGAAAGAATACGCCTCTGGAAAACTTCATAGCGGTAAGAAGGGTCCTGGTAAAGGCCCAGTTGTTAAATCAAAGAAACAGGCTGTTGCTATTGCAATGAGCGAAGCGGGAATGTCAAAGAATAAAAAGAGTAAGTAATGGCAAGAAGGCGCAGGAACATCGGAGCAAGGGCTGGTAAGCAGCCACAAAAGAATATTCAAACAAATGTTACTGAGAGTAAATATGAGGCTGGTGGTGCCAGATTAAAAAGAAAGAAGGGCGGCATAGTGAGAAAGCCTAAAGCCCCAATTCGTTATAAACATAAGAAGTCGGTAACCTGATGGCTAATAAGAATAAAAAAGAAAAGCCAGTAACTCTTACTACTGGTGTTCCTGGAAAGAAAGCCAGGGTAGTTCATAAAGTTTCTAAAAATAAAAAGGGTGATGTGGTTGTTGAGCACACCAATACCAATCAAGGTAAGTGGGATAAAATCAATCTCACAAAAAAGGGTGGATCAAGAACCATAAAGCAAGGCGTGAAGGCCGTGCAGAAATTCCACAAGAGCAATGCTCATAGAAGTCAGGGAAGATAATGGCAAAGACAGCAGCGTGGCAACGTAAAGAAGGCAAAAATCCAGAGGGTGGATTAAATGCTAAAGGTCGTGCATCATACAAGCGTGAGACTGGCGGAACATTAAAGCCACCTGTATCTGCTAAGCAAGCAAAGAAGTCTAAGAAGTCTGCAGCCCGTCGTAAATCATTTTGTGCAAGGATGGGTGGTATGCCAGGACCTATGGAAAAGAATGGTAAGCCAACTCGTAAAGCATTAGCATTACGCAAGTGGGATTGCTAATGGCTTGTTGGGAAGGTTACGTTCAAAAAGGTTTTAAGATGAAGAATGGTAAAAGAGTTCCTAACTGCGTACCAAAGAGTGGAGGAGTTAAGAGTGCCAAAAAAAGCAGCAAAACCAAAGTCAAAAGTAAATGAGGCTGGTAATTACACCAAGCCTGGGATGCGTAAGAGTTTATTTAAAAAGATAAAGGCTGGAACTAAAGGCGGAGATCCAGGAGAGTGGTCTGCTCGTAAGGCTCAACTTCTTGCTGCAGAGTATAAGAAGTCAGGCGGAGGTTACAAGAACTAAGATGGCTCTTGCAAAATCACAACAATCCCTGAAGAAGTGGGGCAATGAAAAATGGCGCACTTCAGATGGCAAAGAATCTAAAGGTAAAAAGCGTTACCTACCAGACAAAGCGTGGGATACTCTTACTCCTTCAGAAAAGGCTGCTACCAACCGTGCTAAGGCAGAAGGCAATAGCAAGGGGAAGCAGTTTGTAAAACAACCAAAAACAATTGCCAAAAAAACGGCAAGACATAGATAGGAAAAGCCAATGTGTGCAACATGTGGATGCGGTAAGAAAAAAGGTCAGCCAGGATTCGGTAAGGGTCCAAAAGCCAAGCCAAAGCCAAAGGGTAAATAATGTGCGCTACCTGTGGCTGTATGAAGCCAAAGGATAAGCACGGCATGAAGACTCTAGCCGCTGCTAATAAAAAGTATGCTAAGAAGAAGACAGACAAGAAGAAGGACAAAAAATAATGGCTCTTAAGTGCGACATGAAGAACTGCAAGTGCAAGTGTTCCACTTGCCAGAAAGGTAAGTAATGAAGAAGTCACTAAGCCCTAAGCAGATGAAGATTGCTAACGCTGCAAAGCCTGCTGATAAAATTACTGGCGCAGATTTTAAGGCGCTAAAGAAGAAGAAGAAAAAGAAAATCGTCTAATATCAACAAAAAGAAACAAGTAGTTAGGCCCCGAAAGGGGCCTTTCTTCTTTATCATTGCTATATCAGAACACCGCTGCGGTGCCTGAATACTGTTCCCACAGGTTGCGATAAAGGGGTTATTTATTATGGCTTACAAGCCTTG